TACGCTATCGCTTTAAATGGTTATCGCCTCAATAGGCTTAGAATCGGTACAAATACACACTATGCGCTTAAATTTCGGTGCATTCTCTAGCGTGTGAACCGTTATATTTCTACCCGTGTGCGTGTAGCTTTCAACCCTCATCTTTTCACCGTGTACAGTGATAATTTGACCGATTTTGTAGTTGCCTTTAGGAATAAATGCGAATTTCATGTTTTAACCCCTTATGCTTGAACTAATGACCATTGTTCGCCCATTTCCTCATTCTTTTTAGGAAACATGTTTAATGCGTGCAATTGCTTAGAAACACTATCTAAACCAAATGCAAAAAAATAATCATTTGCATTATCTTGATTTCTAGCGAACCATGTGCCAAATGAACTATTTGACTTAGTAATACGCCAAACTTTACCCCCGCCATAACCTACATATTCGCCACGGTGAAAACCAGATTTCTCGATGTTTAAGTATGATTTCATTTAATTACCCTTTAGGTGAGAGTTGATTGATTATGTAAGCATCATCGCTTGCATACGTATGATTATATGATGATAAGATAATAAGTCAATAGATAAATTAAATAATTGTTTCTATCAAAATCAGTCTATCAATAGGTTTTCTCTATGAGTATTAAAGTATTAGATTGTATTTGGTGTTGAAAGTGGTTACAATATATATAAATATTCTATTGAGACAATAGGTATGATAGTGTATGACTATATTAATATATGGTAAGTAACCCATAAGGGACTGCTAGAAAAAGTCGGGGTGACTGTCTCTCTTCGCTCTCTGTATTTAACATAATACCTGTATTCTCTCTCTGCTCTCTCTGGTCTGGTCTGTTTATTGCTTATGCTTAAGTCAGACGTGAATGCGTGTGGAGACGATGGGGACTTGGGGGTGTAATGTACGTGACCCCCACGCATCCCCCCCCATAAAAAAATATGTATTTATGCCAGACGTTGTTTTGTAACTGTGTTGAGTGGTAGTACGTCTGATGTAGTTCCGTATACGGTTCTGTGTGCTTCTTTGTTCCACTTGTTATAGGTAGTCCACAGGGGTCCTGTATCTACTGCTTGGATTATCTTGACGGTTTTGGACAGGCAGCCTATGTCTGTGACGGACATACCCAGTTCTAGGGTAGATTGGCATAGCCCTGTGGGTAGGGTAGTCATAACGGTATGGTCATCTGCCAGATACTTTTTAACCATGTTCTGGAAGAACCACGGGTTGTAGTCTGTGAGTTGGTTGGACATGGGTACAGAGTTGATGATGAGCACATCGTATTTAGGGTGTTTGCCTTTCTCTAGTGCTGGGTAGTTGAAGAGGAAAGCGTCTGGGTGTTGCATAGGGTTCATCACACCTAACTGATTACTGAGGTGGGAGAACCAGTCTAGGTGGAAGGCTACCCAGTTGCGTTTGAGGGGGGAACGGTAGAAGTATCCGTCTGTACCTATCCAACTGTTGACTGCATCTTTGTTGTGGGTGAGGTCTTGTAGGGTGATGGGTAAGTTTTCACATAGTGGGAGGAGTTGCGGTATGTACTCTTGTTTGCAGTAGTGGATGGCTTCTGTGTTTGGGTTGAACTCACAAACCTTGCGTAAGTAGTTCAGGTGGATGAGCTGGTCACCCAGGTGATATTCACTGTATGTGCGTACTAACATTTGCTTCTCCCTAGAGTTATGGTATTATCTGATTATAGGTGGAGATGATTATATGGAGATATTAGAGATAGAAAAGGGAAGTATCCTGCCAAGCCCACGGGTGGTGTACGCATACCCGTATGAGGATATGGAAGTGGGGGATAGTTTTACTGTGCCTGTGACGGCAAGGGCGAAGGTGTTGAATGCCAATTACAGGGCGGGTAAGCGGTTGGGGTTTAAGTTTAGTAGTAAGGCAGAGGGCGAATACTTGAGGGTCTGGAGAGTCTCATAATGACAGAACTACTGTGGATGACTGAAGATGAGCTTAGAGAGCGTTGCTATATGCTTGTAGAAGCCTTGCTGACTTCAGAGAGTCACAGAGTAGAGTTAATCAACAACATGGGTAAGGTATTGGCATATGGATACAACAGAGGATATACAGATGCAGCTGTACAACTCAAGATTGAAACTAAGAGCAGAGATGAGGAAAGCCATACAGTGCATTAGTCCTGCAAGTAAACGTAAGTTGGCAAAAGAGTGGGCAGAGGTCTACTCAGAAGTCTTTTACAAAGAATTGATAAGATGCGCTAAACGCAAAGACATAGCTTTTCATTTTGCAAACTGGAACTTAGGAGACGAATAATGGCAACACAACAAGAAATAATGGCATTGCTACAACAACAGCAGTACGAGAAGATGAGGAAAGAATTGTTGGCTAGGAACATGGCGTATGCACATCCTGATTGGCAATCTCAAATGACTCAGTTACCACCAGAACAAGAAGCTGCGTTTAATAAGTGGTTAGAGCAAAATAATGTTAACTACAACCCTGCCGACAAATACCCTGACTATGATATGCGTGGTTACTATCAATCACTGCAACAAGGTAAAGCAGAGCAACCTGGAGTCAACCCTGTAGACCAACAGTTGCATTACCCAGATACTTTTAAAACTCCTTATCACGAATCATTTAGCAATGAATCTAAATGGGCTACAGAAGGTGCTCCTAGTTGGCAAGGAGAAAAATTGGTATCACCAGCTGGTGTGACTGTATTTGAAACTCAACCACAAGAAAAATGATAAAAAGAAAACTAACCGCAGCAGTTGTCACTGTTACTAAAGGTAGACCTGAGCTAGACCAGTGTATAGCCTCCGTACAGGCTCAAACATACCCTGTCCAGCACTACCTACTGTACGACAACGGTATGCTCCCCAGACTCCTTTTAAAGAAGAACCAACACGTCTGTGTCTTCCCAACCCCTATAGCCTTTCCTGACAAAGATGGTCGCAGGTGGTTGGCAGCAGTACCTCACCTGATTAACGAAGACGTTACATTCTTCTGTAATGACGATGACTGGTTTGACCACAACCACGTAGCAAGCCTGATGGAGATTATCAACAGAGATAATGACTGGGCATACTCACTGCGTAAGATACACGATAAGGACGGAGAGTTCTTGTTCAACGACAGGTGTGAAGCACTGGGTGAGTTGCACGAGGACTGGAACAACAAGGGTTGTAACTTTGTAGACTGGTGTATGTGGGGCATGAGGACAGACAAGTTAAAAGGAATATCTGCAATCCTTGGTATGCCTGGCTTTGGTTCTGACAGAGAGTTCTACAGAGTTGCTAAACAGATGTTCCCCAAGTTTGGGACGACTAAGAAACATACTTTTAATTTCAGACTGGGTGGTAACCCTGGCTCTGTTACAAAAGAGTTCTTTGAAGCAGGTCACAAGTTTATGAAAGACAAGTACGGTGAAGTAATGCCCTGGGAGGCTTGATGGATTTTGACCTAGCCAAGTTTTATAAGTTCTGTGCCGAACTAAAGATTGAGACAAAAGAAGAAGGTCTCAAGAAAATGGGTAAGCTCTTAGGGACACAGACGTATGTCATGGAAGAGATAGATAAGGGGTTAAAAGAAGATGTCCATTTCTTTGTTATTCTTAAAGGCAGGCAACTGGGAATTACCACAGTATCCCTGGCTCTTGATTTATATTGGCAGTTCACACACCCAGGATGGCAAGGGACTCTTGTTTCAGATACAGAAGAAAACAGGGATATGTTCCGAAGCACGCTGGGAATGTATATTGATGGTCTGCCCAAAGAATATAAGATTCCTTTGGTTGCCCACAATAGAAACCAGATGGTCCTCAAGAACAGGTCTCGCATCTTCTATCAAATTGCGGGAAATAAATCTCGGTTGGGGCAGGGTAAGGCTATTACATACCTACATGCAACAGAGACCGCTTCCTGGGGAAATGACGAAGGTCTAGCTTCCCTGATAGCATCTCTTGCAGAAAAGAATCCTCAGCGTCTGTACATCTTTGAATCCACTGCACAAGGGTTCAATATGTTTCACGATATGTACAAGACCGCTAAGAGGGCTAGAACACAGCGTGCAATATTTTGTGGATGGTGGCGCAACGAGTATTACTCTGTAGGACCAGATACAAAAGAGTACAAGGTTTACTGGGACGGTAAACTCAAACCCGAAGAGA